CTCTTTCTTGTTTGGACACCGCCCAAAAGAGTTCTGGTTAGGCCCAGACACCCTTTTGTTCAACGATCTGCCAACCACCTGTGCGACCTTGCAGTGTCACTTCATCACCAGCTTTCGCCGTTGCCTTAGTGTTTACAAGGTTGGTGTTTGCGCTTGCGCGACCTGCACCACCAATGGTGTCAGTACCGTTAGGTGCGATAGTAACAGCTACGCTCTTACCACCACCTGCACCTACAGGACCGTTACCAGGGTTACCACCGTTACGAACCGTAACGCGGGCGCCAACTACGAGAGCTGGCAGGCTGACAGTTTTTGCGTCAGCGATTACGTTTAGGACTACTGCGCTGTGGGTGTCTAAGACAACCGTAAGGTTACCGTTGACATCGAGGCGCTGTCGGCCATCAGGAAGTTGTGCCATGATTAAAACTCACTTTCTTTTTTAGCTTTTTCGGCTTCATCGCGGTGAGCTTGTACAGCTGCACGCTTTGCCTTTACTGAATCTGCACCAGTAAGGTCAACACCTTCGCGGGCTGCAGTCGCTTTAACTTCGGTTTCGTTCTGCTTGTCAAGAGGCTTTTCAGTCTCTTCCTCGTCAGAATCCTCGTCTTCCAACTGGTTTTCTAACTTGTTTTCATCACGAACCGTTTGGGTTTTACCAGCGTCAGCAGGCTGTTCGGCATCCTGACCAACTGGTGTGCGCAGATTTGCATCTGCAGCTTTAGGGACGACAACACTTCGCGTGTTGCCCTGACCACGTTCTTGAACCTGGTCTTTTGCTGCATTCTTAGCGTCTTCGACAGACTGTGCTACAGCGCCGCTGTCCGTACTGGCGGCAGATTGGTTGGCTTTACGAAGCTTTTCAAGTTCTTTTTCAAGTTCTTTATTGCGTTCGAAAACACCTTCCATTTGGTTCAAACGAGCGTTGACACCCTTCAGGCTATCAGTGTCAGCAGCAACGCGGCCAACAGCATCGAGCTCTACAGTGTGTAGCTCTTCAGGCTTACTATCACGAACGCGCACGAAGCCTAATCGTACAGCTGCGTTCGACTGTGCTTCACCAAAAAGAGGATCAGACAACGTGTGCATTTCCTCACCCGATTCGGGGTGTCGGTAAAGTCCAGCCTTACCGACACCACCCTCTTCAGGGCCGAGCTGACCAATGCGGTCTTGCAAGCTCTTGGTGTTGTATTGTTTTTGAGCCATATCTCTATATTCCTTCCTATAGATTAAGCAATCTTCTGAAGACGGATTGCAGGTCCCTTGTTGTTTGCGATGAATGCATCGTAGTAGCGGCGACCGAATGCAACCATACCAGAGATACCGAAGGCCCAACCGTCACCAGTCTTAATTTCAGTAAACTTGGTAGGAGCGGCCAGAACCTTCTTGCTCACCAACATGAAACCGAAGTTTGCGATGTAGTAAGAAGTCGGGCAAGTAACGATGGTCATACCCATAACCGTACCGATCACACCAGTAGCGCGGTCAGCAGTTGCTCGGTCACAAGCAGTCTTGAAGGTAGTGTCAAGCCACAGAAATGCTTCAACAGCTGGGGTAACGTAGACAACGATGTCGTCCAAGTTTACCTTTGCGTCCTGAAGTGCAGCACGCTGCGTCAGGATTGAGCTGAAGGCGTTAGAAGCGGTGATGGCAGCAGTGGTGTACTGGCTGTTTGCTACGGCGTAGCTGGTAAGAATACCAAGGCGGTAGATGTCAACCACAGGGATTGAAACTTCACGAACCTGGCGGTCAACAGCGTCGTCGATAGCGAGGACCATTTTGCTGTCTTCGCGGTTACCACGGTCGATGGAGATAGCGAAGGATTTGTCTTGCGACAGGTAGAAGGTTTGAATACCATCACCCAATTCAACGAGCTGACCGTAGCGCATAGTACCGCTACGAATGTAATCGTTTTCAGGAACGACATCGATGTTGTAAATGGTAACACCATTCACACCTTCGAAGGTCATTTCAATACCATTGTTGACAATGGCGTTGGTCTTACTTTCAACGTAAAACCGTTCGTCGATGAGGTCTAGGACCTCGGTTGCATAGTTTTGCATTTATGTTTTTCCTTTCGGGAAACTAAGTATTATGAATACCTAGCTTTCAACCGCTCTGTGCGCTCTTGTTCGGGTGTTTTGTCCGTAGTGGGAGGCGTTTTTGCGGATCGGCCAGGCGAACTTGCGTTGGATTCTTTCGCAATTCGCTCACGCTCTTCTCGAGCCGCCGCGTCCAAGTCAGCAGAATTATCGACACCTTTTGCAATTCGAGATCGTGCTATATCTAGCAAATCACCTAACTGCGCAGGTGAACCCCAGAAGTCGAGCGCTTTAAGCTTCTCTTCATCGGTTCCAGCCTTATCAACTTTTTCCATAAAAATAGTTTTGATTTGCTCATGTTCTGCAGTAGTAACTTGTTCCCTTGCGTAGATTTCACCCTTGAGACGCAAATCGCGCTCTTGGTCACGTTCTTCTTTCAATTCCTTAACGGTTTTTTCAAGAGGATCGTCGGGTTCGTCTCCGTCGGTTGGTTTCAGCTTGTCCTTGGCTTCTTTCGTTGCCGCGTCCAAATCTGAAGCGTCTTTCCCAGATTTTGCAGCCTGCTGCTGACGCGTAAACTCACGCTGCTCATTACGAGCGGCCTGATACGCCTGCTTGGTTGCATCATCGGTAGCTTCAGGGAAGCCACGCTTTTTAGCCCAATCGTCTAGATCGCTGTCTAGCTGTAGGGGGGCGGGAGTGCCATCGGAAGCACCGTTATCGTCGCCTGTTGGTTTTTTATCGCCATCAGCAACGGTGGTGTCGTCTGACTTTGATGGGTTGGTGGGGTTGTTGGCATCTGCGCCAGTCCCGTCACCTGCCGCGTTCGGGTCAGTACCGTCGGGTGTCCCAGCGTTGCTAGGGTCGTCGGCATGGTTGTCCGCTGCGGGAGTAGGATCTTTTGGGTCCATCTATTTCTCCTTAATTTGTGTTTGAAATTGCCAACCG